TAGTTACGCCATCGGCTTCTCCGGCAGCGGCTCCGTCTGGTCAATCATTATCAGGTGCACCATTACTTGATTTAATAGCAGGAAAAGAAGCAGGTAAAGCAGGATATGATGCCGCAAACAGAGGAAAAGCGGGTGACACACCAGGAGGTTATCAGGGCTTATCTAAACTGACTGTCGGTCAAGTCATGGATTTACAAGCGCAAAGATCACCGCGTGTTTTGTTTGCTGCTGGAAGATATCAAATTATTCCTGAAACGTTAGCAGGTTTAGTAAAATCGGGTGTTGTGAAACGTGAAGAACAATTTAGTCCTGTTGTTCAGGACAGATTGGCGACTGAGTTAATAAACAGAAGATTAAAAGCCGCAGGTAACGATCCATTAAAACAGCAACTTGAACTAGCAAAAGAATTTGCTTCAATTGCCGTTCCTTATGATGTGGTAAACAATAAGGGCATCTTAATTAGATCAGGACAATCTTTTTATGAAGGTCAAGCTGGTAATAGAGCCGCAATATCAACACAGTCTATACAAGCGGCATTGGGTAGAAAAACAAATCCAGATTTAGGAAATATTGTTGCGGGAACAGGTGATTTTAGACCTTATCCCGCAAACATGGCTTCGTCAAGTGAACAGAGTGATTATAGACCTTATCCACAGGTTACTCAAAATATAGCAAATGGTTTATCTAATATGGAAAAACCTAATATTAGAAATATTGCTGGAAGAGCCCAATCATTTGGTCAAACATTACAAGATACACTAGCATCATTAGTTTCTACAGGTCCTGGAAGTGATTTTTTAAGACAGATTGACGAAATGACTGGCGGTAAACTTGGAATTGCTTCTGGTGAATTATCAACGGCTTTAAGAACGAGAAATCTTTTCTTTGATAATCCAGAAGACACAATTATTGATGCATCTAGAACACTATCTTCAACATCTTCAAATCAGTGGGAAGGACCAATACCCTCGGTTTATGATGAAACTCTTTTAGAAAAATTTAAGGTAGTGTAACATGGCTACAACAGTTTCATCCAGAGCACCTTCTAATGAAAAATTGGAAAAAATATTTCCAAGGCTTGTTGGCGATTTTAATCAGATTGCTGGAAACTTTACAAAACTTGTTAAGTTACGTAAAGAAGAAAATTTAAATATATTAAGAGAAAAATATAGAGTAAGACAAGTTTCTTACAAGTCAAGATTTACGACAAAAGTTGAAAGAAAATATGAATCAAAACCATTATCGGAACATACTACAGGCTTTCTTTCACTTTTAAAGGGTGTTGGTGGTGCTTTAGGTGCGGCATTTTTAGTTTTGGGTGTTGCTGGTATAGCCAAGATGATTTTATCGAGTAGTGCTGGATCATATATTGGTAAATTTATAACATCTGCTTTCCAATCTGTTTTAGACCTATTTAAGAAAACGATTAGTTTTTTAAAAAGTATTTTAAATAGCAATGAAGTCAAAGACGCTTTTATTAGAGCATTCAATTCTCTTTTTCAATTTGTAGGTAATTTTTTATCAAAATCATTTGATATAGTAAAGTCACTATTTAATGATCGTGAACTAAGAGATGCTGTTATAAAAACAATCGTTGCATTGTTCACAGCAATCACTTCCGCAATACAAGCATCTTTCAATGTCATAAAAGATTTATTTGATAGTGACATCAATTCAATCAGAACAAATTTAATAACTCTATTTTCAAAACTTGTAGATGTTTTAGTTGGCATTTTGGGTGTAACTGGAGGTCTTTTTCAGTCACTAGTGAACAGTAAAAATTTCATGCAAGAGATAAAAAATATTTTTACAAATCTCGTTGAACTTGTGATTGAAGCCTTCAAATATGATTATACCAACACCAAAACGGGCGAACGTGTAAACATTTTGCAAGAGGTTGGATTAATAATTCTGGAAGCAGCAACACTTTTTACTGCTGCAAAACTACTTAAAGCAAAACTTTTAATAGCTGCTGTAGAGATGACCGCATTCCGAGAAAGAGGAATGGGTGGAGTACCTCTACCTTCTGAAGAAGGAAAAGCTGGTGGCAAAGAAGAACCGAGAAAAACTCCAAGAAGTTTACCTGTACCTGGTAGAGGTCCAAGAGGTCGTAAAGGTCCAATTTCTCCAGATCGATTGGCTCAAATAAGAGGAGCAAGTGAAACGAGGGCTAGTAAATTAGACAAGTTCAAATACATCTTAGAAAAAAACTGGAGAAAAATCGTACTGCTTGCTGAAAAATTTAGATACAGTAAACTTGGGCAAAGTAAAATTATCGACTTGATGATAAGATTACTTTTTCGTTTAGGTGTAAAGATTAGTGAAACTAGACTCTGGCTTATAATTTCCACTTTTGTTGCTGGTGTAGTTGCTAGTGGAAGTGGAGTTGCCACAGCCGTAGGTATAGGTATTTTAGCAATTAATTTATATTTTGCATACGATATCATCACTCTTATAATAGAGAATATTGATCCTTTACTAAAAGATATTGAAGATGAAGAGAAAAAAGCTACAGAGACCTCGGCAGAAACACCTAGCGACACATCGCCAATAGCCACTCAAGCCGATGTGCGTAGAATTGACAATGAAATCGATTCTATGTTAGCTGCGTCTAATGAAAATTTAACACCGACAACCGCAGGACCGTCTACAACATCACCAACTCAATTAGATTCTCAATCAGATAAAAAACAAGGTTTAATTTACACTGTCGGTGATAGTCACAGCAATGGTATTAGTAATTATGGAAAAAGAAAAGGTTTCGTAGCAAAAGGTAAGGATGGCACTTCAAGTATAGATAAAATGCATTTAGAGGCAATTAATTCTATTCCAGAAGGCAGTGATGTTGTGATTAGTTTGGGTGCTAATGATTTGGCTAATAAGAATCGAAAAATATCATCTATTGTCGGCAGCGTCACATCAGTCATTGCAGCAGCACAAAAAAGAGGACTTAATGTAACTTATTTGTTACCAACATTGCCAGCAAGTAATAAACCTTATGATCCAAGAAGAGTGGAACTGAGAGAAGCTTTAAAAATGGCAGTCAAAGTTCCTATTATTGATTTGGGTCAGGCTTCTACAACAGATAAAATGGGTGTGCATTTAGATGCCGCTGGATACGCACAAATGGCAGGTAAAGTTTCGCAGGCTTTTAAATCATCAACTTCAGCATCAAGTACAACTTCCACTTCGAATTTACCTACAGAAAATCTGAATAATGTTCCAGAAAATTTACAAAATTTAATTCAAAATAGTTCCGACACATTGGCGAATGTTGTTAAAGACTTGACTCAAAAAAATCAGGGTAATTCTGAAACTGAAAAGAAAACAACGTTGGCTGGTATATTGATTGCTCAGTTATCAACACAGTTGAAAACATTGGACGAAATGACTGGAGGAAAACTTGGCACATCATCAGTCGAGTTAAATGAAGCATTACGATATCTTGAAGATGAGTTCAATCAAGGAACTTCCATCTTCGACTTATCAACAAAAGCTGCTGTTCATAAAACAGAAACTATGGTAAACACTCCACCTAATATACAGAAAACGAATCAAAATATACTGAACGCAATTTTAAAACGCCACTACACATAAAAAAAACGCCACCCGAAGGTGGCGTTGCAGTTGAGTTTTAATCTTCTGCTAGAGACTTAAAGTAGTCGAGTTCTTCATCTTCAATATCTGGTGAAGAACGTGGTGTAAAGTCTTCAGCCTTGCCTTTTGATACAGGCGCAGCACCACTTAGACCCAAAACTTTATCTAGTTTAGCCTTCAGTTCATCATATGACTTAAAGTGTTTAGGATCAAGAAACTCTTTAAGTGAGTATTCTTTTTTCCACAATGCTTCAAGTTTAGCATCATCACCATCAAGCAAAGGCGATGAACTTTCAAATTCAGACTTGTCGTAGTTGCGATAACCCTCAACTTGACGAATCTTCAGTTTGAAGTTTGCACCTCCCCAAAAATCAAACGGATTAATGGGTTTTTCATCCTCAAACTGAGGATTCATTGCCTCTGTAATCTTATCGAAGATTTTTTTACCAAACTTGTAAAGTCTGACTTGACCTTCGTTATCTGGATTTTTAGGATCAGAAACAACATAAATGTTTGCAATATAAAACAAACGGCGTTTCTGTTTACGTGCAATTTCTTTGTTTGCTTCGATACCAGAATTCCACAAAACAGAATTATATTCTGAAACTGGATCTTTCTGATTCAAAGTAGTCAAAGAATTTTCAATGTACCATCCACCTGGACCTTGAAAGCCATGGTCGAACAAACGAACCCATGGTAATGCTTCATCACCATCTGCTGATGGTCCAGGTAAGAAACGAATAACTGCCATGCCGTTACCGGCTTTATCTACTTCTGGCTGCCAAAAGCGTTCATCACCTTTAGAACCTTTGGAGCCTTCTGTGGGGGTATTGATTGATTCAACCGCCTTTGTGAGTTTTTGAAAATCGGTGCGGTTGTTTTTTAGTTTGGAAAAGTCCATTTTTTACCTCGTATAAAAGTTGTATTAAAGAGTGTGTGCATCTTGTCCACATGATTCATTATATACTTGTATATATGTATCGTCAAGAATAGACTGCACTGTTTTTATCGTTTTAGCCGTATCTTTGTGAAGAATGCCTATGCCGCCAGCCATATTAAAATCATCAATGACATCTTGCGTATCATCAATTAATATAACATCAGATTTCGCATAGTTAGCCTTCAGATGACGACCAGGTACGATATTGGCTATAAAGTCTATGTGATGTCTTTTCAGCCAGACCTTTTTCTGCCGTTTCACCTCTTCGTGATGCAAACGGCCACCAGAAGATGAAAGTATTTCTACAGGTATATCAAGTGAGATGATATACCTCAATAACTCTTTGCCGCCAGGATACCAATCTAGCGTTTCAAAATTTCTACCGTCAACAAATGTATTCCATTTATCATCGTGTTTTTCACCACGCTCACGACTACTTGCAGCTTTCTGTTTAAAGACTTCTCTGTATCTTTTATTAAAGTCTGACAAAACACCATCCATATCTAAGTAGATTTTAGTTATTCGCATCATATTCTTTCTTCAGTATAATCTTATATTTCGTTGGTTCAAATTGTATAAACGGTGTATATTTTTTTATCCTTCTGCTGACATTTGGATAGTGAATCGTGTCACTGATTTTCTTATCCCATGACGGCAAAAAGTTCAATATCTTATTCAGTATACAAATCGATTCAAGTGAAATTTCATCGTGTAAAAGTTTCTGTAGCAATACTGGATACTCACCGTCATGTATCATAAATGATGCATTAGCGTCTTTATGACTCATTAATGATGCAATCTCATTTGTGAAGGTGTATGTCAAAGACTGAATAATCTTCTGACGTTTACGATACTCAATGTCAGCATCATTAGTCAGAAGATGTCCTATCCATACATCATGGTTAAGCACCAAATTAGCAACAATATAATCGCGGCATATGTCATCATTTGTGAATCTCCGGCTGAGTTTGTAAAAATGCCACTTATCTTTTCGATTCTCAAATGCAACAATGCTTGTGCTTACTTTACCGTTATACTTAAAGTAATCGTAAGAATCTGAATTAAAGTGGAGTTTAAGAGAAGTGTATAAACAGAATGCTTCATAACCTGTCATATCGGTAAACGATTACCTTTCACTTTTAACATA